ATCATAACCGATGTAATCATCGTTATCATCTGCAAGATTATCTAAATCATCATCGGATAATGAAGACAATGCTACATCGTCATCATCCATAATTTCATCATCATCGTCACCATCTTCGATGGCATCAATGATATCTCTTTTAGCAATTAAAGAGTCTAAGAAAGCATTTTCATCGACCATTACATCGAATGCATCTTTCTCATCGATTTGCTCTTTAAAAAAATTATCGAGTTCACTGTTCATTGCAGTACCTCCATTAAGATTACTGATATGTTAACGTGATACATTTTTTAATATAGTTTGAACTTGACGTTCTAGGATATAAATAATCACAGGAACGTAGTAAAATATATCATGTTGAGGGATAGTATAGTTAAAATCTTCTAGAGATTTGAGTAAGAATTCTTCAAATCTATTCATCTTATCTGTATTATTATTGAAGTAATCAATAACGATATTCTTAAAGTAGTTTAGATCATCAGTTTCATACCGTTCATTATCTCTAATACGCATTACTGTATCATCATCAAATGATGGTACTTGCCAATAATCACCCATCTTATAATCATGGAAGATATAATAGTAGTTTTCTAAGCTATAATATAAGATAGATGTCTTGTCTTCTACTAGCATACCATAACAAGATGGATTACATATAGTACCAATATCTTTTCTTTCTAATGAATGGAAGAAAGATTTAGAATAGTCTAAAGCAAATGTAGCTCTAGTAGGAAGTTGATGGGCTACATGTAGATAGTCTAAGTCACCAGTATTCATAATATCATGACGTTTAATGAACTCAATCATATAACTGTCATAGAAATTATGATCATCATAAGAAAAAATAAAAGTCTGAGTTTTATTACTATAGAAGAGACTTCTATAGTAAGCAATCATATCCTGACAGATGTTTTCAACTCTACTAATATAATTATAATCATCATCTTTGATTACTAGAGATAAGTTAGTACCAATATTAGTTGTATCCATAGTATAGGATTCTACAACTAAGGAATCAATATCTGTATTATCACCATCATGGGAGCTTAGACGATAAGAGATCTTATACATATTAGCTCCAGTAGGTAATGTATCTAAGGATACACTTGTAACTTTAAAGAGATACTCTTCATTAGTATGATTAATAATGAAATAGTCTTGAGGATATGGTTTAAATGAGTTAGGTAATATATAAGCATCACCTTCGATTGTATCTGATTCAAGACCAAAATCACCAGCATCCATTTGAACTTGAATTCTATCAAGACCAAAGATAACTGTATCTTTAATTCTATTATATCTTAATGGAGAATCTCCATCAGTATAGCTATAGGCTAAGTTTGTAGACTCATCTAATGTACTCTTACTAGTATTGATATTATAGTAAGTACAAGTAGTAGGAGCTTTATCTGTAAATGTATAGAATGTATTATCAAGCCGTTTAGTTTGAGACTCTAATATAGAGTTTATAGTGGCTGTATATGTAGTGTCAAGGAATTTACCCATAGTCGACCTCCTTTATTAATGTGATGTTTAAGACAAAAAAATAAAGCGATATGGACTTTAAGCCCATACCGCTATAGTATTTGTGTACAAAAATCTTGTATCTCAGATAATGGTACTCCGAAATCTTTATTCTTTTGGTTTACATGAGAGAAGACTCTAGATCCTCTAAAGAATGCTATATTATTCTTTATAAAGTATTCTATTTGTCTTCTAGCTATCTCTCCAGCTGAATCATTATCGAAGTATAAATGAATATCCATATAGAATATTCCTCTAGAGAGTATATACTGTAATACAGCTGAATACTTATTACCAGCTGCTGCAAAGTATATACCAGTAGCTCTATGGGCGATATTATTATATACGGATAAGATATCGAATTGCCCTTCTGTAATATGTACCGTAATTCTATCTGATGTATATGGGATAGAAGATGGTATACAGAAAGCTTTATTATAAATATCTCTATCATCTAGTTTACAGATTAGATATCTGTATTTACTATCAACTTCTCTAATACAACGCATAGAGAGCGATGTATTATTGACTGAGAGGAATCCTACATAGTCCCTTTGAATTCTTTCAAAATCAGATTCTGTAGCTCCCAGATACCTCATAATCTGTCGTTTAAAAAAAGAAAAATCGAATATAATTTTCATATTCATCATCTCAGATACTGACAAGTTAGTACCAAGACGACCATTGATATAATTAACTTTATCTGGATACAGATTATAATCTACCTCAAATGCATCATATGCTACTAGAGGTTGTCTAATATGATTAGCAGAGTAGGAATTATTCCTACTCTGTCTCATCTCTTTATTATGGATATCAATGGCTTGTAATAATTCTTCATCTCTAATATTCAAGAGATCTAAAAAGGTTCTATTGACTAATCCGCCTGCTTCACATTTAAAGCAATTAAACATATAAGGCTTATCAGGAGATAAGCCTATATACATGTGTTTCTTCCCAGCGGAAGATGTATGTCCACAATATGGACATCGTATCACTAATTCCTTTTTACCAGCAGCAAACTGGCTATTCGGAATTAGTGATTTTAGTTTGCTATCTACATCCATTATTTATCGTCTTTCTTGTGTTTATTTTTCGCTTCAATAATTTGAGCTACTCCTGTACATACTGCAGTTACTACAGCTGCACTACTAGTTAATATTGATGCAATAGCAATTCCTGTTTCTTTACTTATAGTAAATGCTGCCACTCTTGCTACTGTAGAAAATAATGGTCCCATAATTTTTACCTCCGTTTAATACGTTGTTAAATTATTTATTAAAAAGTACATCTAGTGTAAGCTCCTCAATACGGTTACGTATTCCTTCGTCATCAGTTTGACCATATAGCCATTGTAATGCTGGAACTAATCGTAAAGCATTACCATTAGCCATCGCTAATAAATCATCAGCATCGGCATTTTTGAATCCAATAGCGAAACCAATGGATTCATAATTCAAGGTATCATCTTTTGTAGAAATTACCATAGCCGGTCTAACTGTAGGTGTAGGGTTTACTTCCACTACAGGTTCTTCTTTTTCTTTAGTACTATCTACGATAATATAATCGTCTTTAGGAATCGTTACAACATCTTCGGGTTCTTCATCACGAATAAATGGATTTAATCTATTACCATTTAAATCTTCCTTAGGAAGTTCATCTTTGACTTCTGCTTTATTTATACAGATATCATAGATTTCCTTTGGAGTTAATTGATCTTTAAATTGTTCATATGTTAATTCAAGATCTTGACCAGTTCTTTCAAATATAGCTTTCACGTCTGTTAAAATTTTAGTTGTAATCATTTCTTTTACCTTTAGCCTTTCACCAATTCAAGATTGGAGTTTAAAATATAACCAGAATCGTTCTTTCTGGTCAACTGTGTTAATACTACCATAAGTGGTAAACTTCTAAGCTCTTTAAGAATTTTATATTCTTTAGTGCCATAGATAAATTTGCCTTCTTCACGATATTCTTCAAGATAGTCTTCGATATAATAGAATAGATTAAGATTATCATTAATTCTATTATAAAGATTTCTAGAAGAGTTTGGTTTCAATCCATATTTAACGAATATCTCTCTCACTATTTCTGGATTGAATTCTTCAGCTCTTGAAGCCATTAATAAATCATAAGTGAATTCTGCAGATTTTACAGCATTAACTTGTGGATCATGTAAGCTTCTATGAGAACTAATGATATTAGAATCTGCTGCAAACTTGTTATAGTATGCATCAGTATTGTATCGTCTAATATTAGTCTTAGCTGCGTTTACAGTATAGTATTCGCATTCATACTTAATAGCTAAGTCTAATACCTTAGAAGATTGACCTAACTTAAATAGGTCATCAATCAATTCACTATTAAAATATCTGAAATAGATATTGTTTAGAATTGAATTATATGGACGAGTTATACACTTTTGAAGAACTGTTCTCAAATCTAGTTTTTCAATAGTACTACCAAATCTACGCTCTGCTACATCTTTAGCAAATTCATAATCATCATAGATTTTAGTTCTAACTACTGGATTGATATCCATCATACATTCTAAGACATCATCTCCAGTACCAATATCAATATTATTATCTCTAATAAATCTGATATTGCGTAATACCACTTCTGGAATGTGTTCGAATCTATAATTTTCACTCATCTGTTTTCACTACTCCTAACTTTTTATCCCATCTTCTTCCTGGGATTTTACCTTTAATTGTTAGCCATATAAAATATATAAATGGTAAATTTGTATAAGTATGACTAATCTTCCATTTTTCACCTTTATATGTAATAAAACCTTTCTTGACTATATTATTTAAATGACATCTATAGTTTCGATAAAAGGTTTTATTCTTCATAAATGTCTTCACATATCGTAAAGTTTTTACTGAATATCGCACATTGTATTTTTTGCATAAATCAACAAAATCTTTACATGGATCAGAACTATCCAACAATGTATTTATCAATAGTACTGAAAAATCTACAGATGCTCTTAAAGTATCATCTGAATATGAACTACAAGTACTTCTAGAGATAACAACAGTAGTTTTAGACTGATACTTACTAATATAGTCATCTACGTTATATACTTTGGCACTTAGATATTTGCATTTTCTATCACGCCCGCCATATTTATATTGTATTTCCCGTTTAGATAAAGTTGCAGCATCTAAAATATCTTCTATTAATTTTAGATTAAAATATCTGAAGAAGATATTGTTTACAATGTTTGTATATCTAAAATAGACTCCTTTATCATCGTCTAATGATAATAGATCAGTGAGTGTTATCTTTTCAAATGGCTTCTTTAGTATTACCTCCATTCGAATCACAACACTCGCATCACCCCTAATAGTATAAATATAGTCATTTACTGACTCATTTATTTCGCTTTCTCTAACAATAATATTGTACTTTCTGCAAAATAAATAATTCTTTAAATCTATAGGATTGACTCCTTCGATATATTGAGTTAGTTCCATTTTATTCCTCCTTAACATTACGACGACGGTATTCAGAGCATTCTTGACGAGTGATTTCGATCTCTTCTCCAGGCTTCAATGCTAAGATTTCATCTGCTCGATCAAATACGATCTGCATAACGTTCTTATCATTAACTAGCTTCCAATCTGGATCACCTAGTTTATATGATTTATTTTCAGACATCTCACCTCCACCGTTCCAGAACTCCTGTCCATACTCACGAGATGCAGATAGAATGTTTCCATCTAAGTCTACTTCTGCATCTACAGAGTCATAGTAACAAACGTCATATTGATAGTATCCATCATTATAGTTATAGTTTGAATCTACTATATAACGGTCTTCAGTACGTTTGATTGTAGTATAGCCTAAGTCAATACATAATCCAGCAAGTGTTTCAATAAGATTAAGTTTTTCCATGATATTTGTCCTCCTTATCTAAAATTACATTATAACAATATATCATTTCACCTC